CATATATTTTAATTTAATAAATAAAGGGGACGAGCCAAAGCCCAATCCCCTTTACCACCCTAACTAACCATGAAAAAGTATATATTTAATTATCGTCTGATAGCCATGATGGAGCTTCTCCTCCGTCCTCTGTAGCTGCCATACTAGTCTCAATTTCATCTTTAATATCCTCCTCAGCTTTTGGCTGTGGACGTGTTAATTGATCATATCTAATATCAGTAGTAAGCATAGTCTTTGGATATAATTCTACATTCTCAAGGAATCTACCAAAGGGTTTGAATCCAAGATATTGACTAGGCTTTTTAGTTGTACCATATGTAACAACCACATTAAATGGGGTTTTTTGTAATACTGGTGCTATAAGTTTCATAACTCCATCTAAAGCTGCTTTAGGTGATTCAAATGCAGGAAATACATAATCATTTCCAAGTACACCCTTAGCCAAACGGATTAAACGCTGGCCCTGATACTTCTTCCATCCAGAGGCATTCTCATCATCTTGATAATAGTATCCTTCATTTACTTCACCCTTGCTATCTTTTGCGTATAGTTTATAATCAGGAGAATTATCTTTATCTTCTGGGCCTTTAAGTTCAATCCTCAAAGCTACATTATTAACTATTCCTGTACTACCGTCATTAAATATACGTACATCATTTGCACCAAAATCTTCTGGTTTGTTTAAATCAATCATTTTATATATATAGTTTAAAATTATTCGTCTTCATTATATTTATCTATCAATTCTGCTACTAGACCTAAATCGTTAGGTATCTTTATATCTTTAAACATACCTACTGGAGATTTAGCTGGGTATTCATTTGTTCTATTTGTAATAAATAAATACTCACCTTTTTCAGCCTTACTATCCCAATTAACTTTAGTATATAGTACTACTAAAAACAATCCCTCCAGGTCAATGATATTATCCATCATTTTACCTATTGTCTTAATCTTTCTAACAGTCTCAAAATCTTTCTGAATTTCATCAGCATGAGTTAGTACAAATACTTTAATATCTTCACGTAGCTTTCTAGCTATATTGAATGTATCAAAGGCATGTTTACCAATCTCATTAAATTTATCCCAATCTTTTCGTAATGCTTTCTCCATAAACTCAAAAGACATTAGATATTGTGCATCGTCAATAATTATATTTATAATTTCTGTACGACTATCATTTATATATCTAAGGGCTTTTATTATATGTTCTGCTCTACTTTCAACTAAAAAATTACCAGTAGTACCTTCAAATGGAGTATAAAATTTCTTCCATCCTCTAAATGGTAATGGTTTACCAGCAATATTAATTATTATAGTTTTCTTGGGATCTAATCCTCTTATCCCAAGCTCCTCATTAGCATGAATACCAGTAGACTTACCAGTACCTTGTGCTCCAACAACTCCAATTAATTGACTCATTTATTCTCTCCTATAATTTTTTATTTTGATTTATTTATTAAGTTTTTTATATATCCATAATCTTCTGGTCCTAATGCCTTAGGTAACTCAGAAAAGAATGAGCTCTGCCCTAAAAAGAATAATTGTATAGCAGCATTAGATTCACCATTTCTATTTAAATTAATTACAAATTCTCTATGATTATCACCTATTTGTGTTAAGTCAAGTCCGTTATATTTCTCTAAATTATACCTAGTAGGATTAAACAAACTAATCATTAAATCTACATCTCTAGCAGTATATTTATTATCAGCTAAACCTTCTTGATCTGGTTTAATTTTCTCTAGCACTGTATCTCCCTTATAATTATATTGTGCACGGGAAGAATCTGCTGATTGCTGCTGTACAATAACAGGTATATAACTCCATTTATCTCTCATTTGGAGACAAAACTCTGAACTAAACTGTCCTATAGATTGATGTAATGTTTTATCCTTTTCAGGCTGTAGTAAACTAATATGATCCACAATTACAATAACATATTCATCAGGATTACGGGCTATATATTGCCCTTTAACTTCCTTCTTAGTATATGTACCGTCCTTATTTTGCCAATCAATAAGTTTTTTCTCATAATAACCAACATCAGGATGTTCAGCATAGTCTTTAATTACTTTATAGATACCATAAGGATTTCTTATACTATCATAAAATGTAACCATACTTTCAAACTTATAGAACCATTCTTGGAATTCAACTGAAGAAATAATTTCCTCAACTTGGTCATCTAATATATACCCACCAAATACTGAACTTAATTTCTGAGGAGAGATAACTACATTATAATCTTTAAACAGCTTATAACACATTGCTGCTTTAATTTTGGAATTAATAGATACCTCTAATGAGAAGTAAAAGATCTTGGGAATGATATTAGAATCAGGGTTAGCTATCTTCCATTCTATAGGTTGATAGACATATAAAAAATCTGCCAGCATTGTTTTTCCTGCTTTAGGACTAGCAGATACTAAATTATATCTAGCCTTCTCAATACCAGGTAATACTGTAGACAATCGTGGGAGACTCCAAGGAATAGCAATTTTATCTCCTTTTAGTCTTTTCTGCTTATTATCTTTTAATGTATTTAAAACTCTGTTAAACGCTGACACTCAACCTCCTCCTTTAATACAAAGATACAAAAAATTTATGAACTATCCAAATTTTATCTATAATTGTTTTATGTGTGATGTATTATCAGGTTGATCTGGAATATTTATCCAATCTTCCCATTTACCTTGTCGTAACCAAGCTTGCATATTATTCATATATTGTAAACTTCCGTCTTTATTTCTATGAGCTACTTCTTTACGTAAAGCTTCAATAACTTCACGTTGTCTTCCTACACCTTTACCTACATGCTTCATCCACAATCCTTTAGCTATCTGAGCAGATTTAGCTTGAATAGAACTTGGAGATGTAGGTCTAAATCCTCCTAATCCATTAGGTACTCTTGTAGGAAACAACTCTAAAAATTCTTGAAATAAATCCTCTTGATCAAATAATCTGGTTGCTTTCTCTGTAAATTCTAATTCAAGAGCAGTTCCTGTATACTCTTCACTACTTGTAGAAGTGATCCAATGTTTTTCAACTAATCGTTTAATAATACGATCACTACTAGAGAATGGAAAAGGTGAGGGACCTCCTTCACCTAATCCATGCATTTTAAGAAGAGTTAAATACTCATTTACATTGAGATCTAAATTCTTCAAAAGTTTTAGATCTATCACTATAGTATCCATATTTCGTTCTCCTTTCTTCTAATTCATAATCAATCTCTATTATGGATGCAACTTTATTCTTATCTTTATTAAGTTTTTTCATTATTCAAAAGTCATTGTAGATTCATATTGCAAATTGGAAATAAAATCATCAAAGTTACAGTCAAGTAATTGCTCAACTATATCTCTCTTATAAGATTCACCATTAATATCAACAGTGTTCTCAGAATTAGCCTTACTCTTTCTACTTACAAAGTTAGCAAGAATATGCTCTCTTGGGGATTCAATACCTATTGTACTCATAAATTCAGGTAAAGGCAAAACATCATATAGATAATTGTCTGTAAATCCTGTAGGTACAACATGCATTTCTAGTACTTTCTCCCTAGTATTATAGGGAATGTAAACTGCTTTCTCTCCTAATATTACTTCCGCTATTGGAAATGTATGAGGATCAATAGCATCAACATTAATTCCTGCTTTTAAAGCAATCTTCAATAAAAAGAATAATTCTTCTTTACTGTAAACTACAGTAGTAAATAGTCTTTGTAAGTTTTGCATTCTGTCAGTTTTAGTGTATCTTTTTGAATATTTTAAATTAATTTTTGTGTGTAAACTATCGTATATATCTGATAATATACGAATATCTGAAGGATCATTAGTAATGTGGACATCAAAATCATTATATTCAAGTTCTTCTTCTGGTTGTTCTTCTTCTTTAACTGGAATATCAAAATGCTTTTGATATTCTTTCATTACTTCATCTATATTCATTGTTTTATACACATTATAATCTGGAATAGTATTAGAAGATATTGTTGTACCTTTAACTATTTTATCATCTGTACTTATTGGATCAGTACCATATATATATGGCATTTGAGGGGTGTGTTGTATTTGCATATTCCATGTACTCTCATACCATACTCCTGAATTTTGATGAATTCCACTAGTTGTTTTCTTCTTTGACATTTTTTATAGTTGTTTGATAAATATATTCATTATTGAATCCAGCCAATGAAGTTTCAAGATAAGTTTCATCTTGAGTTCCTCTTACATATAAAATATATTGTATAGGTTCCTTACCTAAATATATCCTACCACTACGCTGTACAAATGTTCTACTATTATTATCTAACTGTATAATCATTCCTACATCTATATTATGTAAATTTATACCTTCTCTTAACATACCAACAGCATACAATTGATTTATTTTACCCTCATTAAAGGCTGTTAGGACCTCTGTATTGGTTTTAGTGCTTTGAGCACTATAAACTATGTCTTTACCTCCTAACTCCTTACACTGCTCAACTGAGCCAGTAAAACAAACGAATCTCTTGCCATCAATAGTAGCTATTAATTCTTTAGCCACATTTGTTTTAACAGAAGCTAAAAATCTCTTTCTTTCACTTCCAATCCTGAGCCAATTAGTTTTAGCCCATTCAGTCATTATTGACAAATAAAATTCTCTCTTTCTCTCCATATCATCTGTAAGCATTCTGTATTTCTGTAATGCTGTACATCTTACTCTTAATCCTACATGTTTATGTGCTGCTAAATGCTTATGTCTGTCTTCAAACTCGCAAGTAACAGTTTTACGTAAGTCTTTACGTCCTTTATTAATTGTATAAATATAATCAATTATGAAATCATCCAAATCTATAGAAATTAAAAACACTTTAGGCTGTGGTAGTATACCACCTTCTATAGCTCTTGATAATGATATATGAAATTCGTGATATAATTCAAATCTAGCAGTTAAATATTCTTTCTCATTACTATTTACAGTAGCAGATAACAGTATTGCCTTAGGTATGTTGATAGAATTGATGACAGCCCATCTCTTTTCACCAAACATATGATGACACTCATCAAATACCCAATTAATACCATTATCTGCATACTTGTGAATAGATTGATAACAGAATATATTAACCCTATCTAAATTCTTCTCGTATCCAAACTTTATGAATTCTTGTCTCCACTGCTCTATATGTGTAGTCTCTGCTACACATATATTCCATCTGCCTCCATATTTATCTATAATCCGTAAAGCTGCAGGGGTTTTACCAACTCTGGTAGCCCATGTTAATAGCAGATAATTATGTTTTATTGACAATTCTTCAGCTCTACTTTGTATCTCATTTCTAGTCAAATCCTCGTCTTTCTATATCTATACTTTCAGAATAATACCCATTAGATGTTCCATACCATTTAATAGTAACATATCCTTTAATAGTTGCAAACCTATAAAAAGTCCATGTAAATGAATTCTCATAACCATAAGAATCTTTACCCATCTTATCTTCTGAATTAGTTGATTCTTCAGCCTGTAAAATAGGAGAATTAACAAGATCTTGAAAATCTCCTTCAATATCATCTACTATTACTGATTCACAACAATCTTGTGAATGAAACATTTCATAGAATTTATCATCATCTAAATAAAATCTAATCATATCTTCCTCATCAGATAGCTCTACTTTGGTAAATAATTTACCTACAAGTTCACTTATATCTTGTACTCTATTACTATATCCCATAGTTTTTTATATTATTCAAGTTCAAATTCTTTAATAAATTTTACTGAAGTTGTCATTTGATTAGCATATGTAATTAGTGCTTGAATAGGACTAAGTTTATTACTATTAAATACATAATTAACAATATGCTTATTTTTATTAAGTCGGCCCGATGCTATATCTCTGCCTATCTTTTTACAGAAATTATCATTATGGCTACAAAGGGATGCAGAAATACACAGATGATTCTTACTTGTTCTTATTGCAGCTAATGTAAATTTACGGAGATCCCAGGTTCCACCATGTACAAAAAATATTTGATCTCTCATGATTTTTTATTGTTAAATTTAGCTAATATTATCTTATACTGGGCCCCTTCAAAGAATTTACGTAATTTTCTTCTGTCTTTCCACCTAAGTTTAAGGTTTGGTTGATTATAAACATACATCTTGCCTGTAGTTTGTATAAATTCCAAACGTGTTGGACGATGTATATATAATGTAGAATTACTAAAATCCCACTCTTTTTCATCTGCAATTAGCAGATTTATTAATGCGTCTTTAACTTTAGGATGTATCATTATTCTTCTATTTTATTATTAGATAGATCAACATATAAATCTTCAAGTGCTGCAAGAGTGTTCAAATATTCCTGAACTTCATCAGTTTTCTCAAGCTCTGATTTACGAGCTTTATGGACTGTTAATCCTTTTTTTAATAATAATACTGTTGTTCTTTTCATGATTAATTTAATTAAATGGTTTAATAATTATAATACAAGTCTTCTTTTAAGAAATTTTATAGTTTTTTGTGTGGGATAAAATTTAAAATATATTCCTCCAATATCTTCATAATGCATACCTATTAAGAGAAATAATATTCCATCATAATCTTCTTGTAGGGTGGTACTTAGAGTACAATAGTCTCCTTCAAAATCTATAGCAGTATAATAATGAATAGGTTTTTTATCTTTAATCACTCTTATTTCAGTTCTACTATCATATTTAACTATGGGTATACCTCCTAGTACAATCTCTCCAGTTGTTTTATTTATTAAGGAGAGCTTATAAAATTCAGTATTTAGTACTATTGGGGCCTTTTTATCATCTATAGCTGAATACATAGAAGTAGCTCTCCAATATGTAACTTGATTTAAATGGCGATTACATCCAGTAATTACTATAAATATTAGCAATAATAATATTATTTTTTTCATGGTAGTTAATGTATTAAATAGTGATAGAGAGTTTACTACTCTCTATCATATCTATTAAGATGTAATTAGTGCTTCTGTGCTTAATAATTTAGCTGCAGACACAATTGTACTCTTCTTTGCCATAGCTATATCAATAGGTACAGTATTGTCATACTCAATAAC